GCTTCAGCGCTGGGCTCGCCCGTGCCGCGCCAGCCGGCCCGGCCCAGGCCGCGCCGCTCCCACGCGGGGCCCCAGTGGGCCTCGATGGCGGCGGGTTCAAAGGATTTGGACAGGGACTGAAGTCCCGGTTGCGGAATCGGGTCGGACATGGCGGGTGACGGCGGTGGCCGCGGGGGAGGGCGCCTGCGCAGGCGGTGGGCGGAGAGGAGCGCTAAGCTGAAGGCTCGGATTTTAGCTGCCCGGCCGGAAGGCGGCCCAGGCCGCGGCCGCAAGGCCAGTTCAGAAGGAAAACACCCATATGTCGGCGCCCGTACATCCTGGTGTGCTATAAAATAATGAGCAATTTGGAAGATTTGAGGTGGCTCCGGATGGCCTGAATGCAAGCCGGGTCTTCAATAGAATGGCGCCCCATGCCCGACATGTCCGACATCCGCGACCTCACGCGCCACGTGCTGCTGGCCACTTTTGCGCTGTCGGCGGTGTTTGGCGCCATTGTCCAGCGCACGCGGTTTTGCACCATGGGCGCGATCGCCGACGTGGTCACCATGGGCAGCACGCATCGCCTGCGCCAGTGGGTGCTGGCGGCGGGGGTGGCTGTGCTGGGCTTCGGGGCTCTGGCCGGGGGGGGCTGGATTCATCCCGGTGACTCGGTCTACGCCGGACCGCGCTGGATGTGGTTGTCGTCCCTGGTGGGCGGTCTGCTGTTCGGGGTGGGCATGGTGCTGGCTTCCGGCTGCGGCGGCAAGACCCTGGTGCGCATGGGTACTGGCAATCTGAAGGCGCTGGTGGTGTTTCTGGCCATGGCGCTGTCGGCCTACGCCACCTTGCGCGGCGTGACCGCCGTGCTGCGTGACCGCACGGTGGACCGGGTGTTCGTCGAGTTTTCCGGCCCGGCCATCGTGGGGCACCTGGCGGCGCAGTGGGGCGGTTGGCCCGTGCCGCTCACCCTCGGCGTGGCGGCGCTGCTGGTCGGGCTGCCCCTGGTGGCGTGGGCTTTGGCCGGGCGTGGGTTCAGAACCGGGGAGAACCTGCTGGCCGGGCTGGGCATTGGCCTGATCATCACCGTCATGTGGTGGGTCAGCGGTAGGCTGGGTTTCGTGGCCGAGCACCCCGAGACGTTGGAGGCCACCTACCTGGCCGCGCGCACCGGCCGCATGGAGGCCCTGACCTTCACCGCGCCGCTGGCCTACGCCATCGATTGGCTGATGTTCTTCAGCGACAGCAATCAGCGTGTGAGCATTGCCGTGGCGTCGGTGGCCGGGGTGGTGGCCGGCGCGGCGTTGATGGCGCTGGTGTCGCGCCAGTTCCGCTGGGAAGGCTTCAAGACCACGGAAGACCTGACCAACCACCTGATCGGCGGTACGCTGATGGGCGTGGGCGGGGTGACGGCGCTGGGCTGCACCATCGGCCAGGGGCTGTCCGGCGTGTCCAACCTGAGCCTGACCAGCTTCACGGCGGTGGCGGGCATCGTGGCCGGTGCCGTGGCCGCGCTGCGCTACCAGGCCTGGCGTCTGGAGCGCAGCCTGTGAGCGCGCCCTGGTCTTCGGTCGTGGAGGGCGACGCCGCCGATCTGGAGCGCCGTTTTGGCGGCCTGGCGCGCCTGTACGGCGCGGAGGGCGCGCGGCGCATCCGGGGCGCCCACGTGGCCGTGGTCGGCATCGGCGGCGTGGGCTCCTGGGTGGCCGAGGCCTTGGCGCGCAGCGGCGTGGCGGCCCTCACCCTGATCGACCTGGACCAGGTGGCTGAATCGAACGTCAACCGTCAGGTGCACGCCCTGAGCGGCACCCTGGGGCAGGCCAAGGTGACGGCGATGCGCGAGCGCATCTTGCAGATCCACCCGGGTTGCCAGGTGCATGAGGTCGAGGAATTCGTCGAGCCCGGCAACTGGCCGGCGCTGCTGCCGGCGCCGGTGCATGCCGTGATCGACGCCTGTGACCAGATGGCCGCCAAGGTCGCCATGGCGGCCTGGGCGTTGCACAGCGGCGCGTGCTTCATGGCGGTGGGGGCGGCCGGTGGCAAGCGCCACCCCGAGCGCGTGGAGATCGCCGATTTGGCCGAGGTGACGCACGACCCGCTGATGGCCCAGTTGCGCTACCGTCTGCGGCGCCAGCATGGCGCGCCGACACAGGGCAAGCGCATCGGTGTGCCCGTCGTGTTCAGCCGCGAGGCGGTGGCCATGCCGGAGGCCTGCGAGAGTCCGGCCGAGAGGGACGGTACACTCAACTGTCACGGCTACGGATCGAGCGTGGCCGTGACCGCCAGTTTTGGTTTTTGCGCGGCGGGGTGGGTGCTGAATCAGATCGCTTCAGGACACGCAAAAAAACACGCTATAATGCAAGGCTTGCCAGATCGCTAAGGCGCTTCACAAGAGGCTCATAGCGAATGGTGTGTGGGGGTCGTTAGCTCAGTTGGTAGAGCAGCGGACTTTTAATCCGTTGGTCGCGTGTTCGAGTCACGCACGACCCACCAAAAATACGAAAGCCACGCGTGCCACAAGCACGGGTGGTTTTTTCTTTTATCGATGGGTACCCGCGGGTTCGACTCGCGCCGACGGGGCTGCGGGGGTATAGTGTTTCGGCCAGCGTGCCCGCCGTGGATGATCGGGACCGGACAATCGCCCCGGTGGTGAAACAGGTAGACACAGCGGACTTAAAAGACACTGCTAAAGTCCCTGCCGTTGACGCGAAGCTCTCGAATCCGATTATGTTTTCTGCCACGGCCCTCCTAAGTTGCCCAGTGAAAACCCACTAAACTGTTGATTTGTAACTCGATATTGAGATGGTCCCGATATCGAGAATGATTGGCGAAAAAGGGGGTTTGTGGCAGGTTTGGTGTCACAAGGTGCCTCAGTAGGGTCCCCAGCAGCGGGTTGAGCGGGAACCGGCAGAGGTGTCGGCAGGGGGGCTGAAACCACCCTTGGGGCCTTCCTGGTCAACAGCACTTCAATCCCTTTGACGTGTTCCGCAGCAAGGTGGATGTACTTCTGCGAGACCTGAAGGCTTGAGTGCCCCATGAACGCCATGATCTGCGGTGCGGTGGCCCCAGCGAAGGCCAGCCGGGTGGCTGTGGTATGACGCAGGGTGTGCACGATGAAGAACGGGTCTTGCTCTCGATGTAGGGCCTCCCGGAGCTGGGACCATTGCGACCTCAGGATTGAGTCTGTGAGGCTCTGAAACACGCGGGGGCTACCGACCCCCTTGGCAGCTTCAAAGACGGCAACCACGGACTCCGTAGCGGGCACAGCGCGGGCCTTACCGCTCTTGGTTTCCCCAGCATGCAGGATGACCAGACCGCCAGCTAAGTCGGCAGGGACCAGCCGCAGCATCTCCGTGCGGCGGAACCCAGTGTCGATGCCAACCGTGATGAAGTTCGCCAGGGCATTCAGACCCAGCCGCTCGCATGTGTCCAGCATCAGCTTCTCGGTCTCCTCCGTGTACCAGCCGATGCGACATTCCGATTCTTTCCTCCTGAGGATGTCCGGTAGGTCCTTCACCCACCCTTTGCGGCGGGCGTTGCGCAGGGACACGCTCAGGGCGGACAGCTTGCGGTTGATCGTGGACCCGGTGATTCCGCGCTCAATCAGCTCCGCAACGGCGTCGTCCACGTCACTCGTCATGAGGCTCACCAGCGGGCGGTCCCATCCGAGGATGGCGGCGATGTCGCGCACATTCAGCTCCGTAGTGCGTCGGCTCTTGGTGTCCAGCCAGTGGTCCCGAATAGCGGCCTCGACAGCGTGCCCCACAGTCTTTGCTGGGTCACCCTGGGCGCGGGCCGCTACACGTCGCAGCTTTTCATCGCGCAACTCGGCCAGCAGGGCCAGTTCAAGGGCCTCGGCTTCCGCTCTGGTGGAGGTCGTCTCGCGCTTTCGCGCAGCCCCTGACCCCACGGACACCTGAAAGGCGCCTCCTCGTTCATAGATAGGCATTCAATTACTCCTTAGGACGTGTCACAGTGATCCCAGCAGGACCGGCCATCCGCATCAGCACCGCGCGTAGGAGGCGGTAGCCGTCTGCGGTGAGCTGGACCACTTTCCGGCGCCTGTTTAGGGCGTCATAGTCAGATGTCACCAAATCCATACCGATCTTGCGGGTCGCCTGGAGCGGGCCAAGTGCATCGACGTGCCGCGAAGCGGACGAGAGGGTGGTTCCAGTCAGCTTTCCAAGCTCGGTCACGGTGCTGCCTGGATTCAACGCTGCTGCAACGAGAGTCTTGAGCTGCGCTACCGTCATATTCGGATGTACGCCCCCCAGTTCCTCCAACACCGCATACAGGCGGTTCGTTGCAATACGCTCCTCGATTGTTAGTTTTTCGTTCACAGCGTTTCCTTGGTCGGCTGTAGATTAGATGGAGAGGCCCTAAGAAGACCTCAAATCCACCGCAGTACGTTCGGTCGAACGCTGCATACGGCGGCGCTAAGGGGGCGGTCGTGAGAATTACTTCGTGCCCAGCTACTTTGACGTGCATCAAAACGACGATCCTATGTTATGGATAAAGAAGGATCATAACTACCGTTACCGGCAGTAACTCGATTCAATGATTGTCCCGGCAGCGGGAGAGGATGTTACACCGGACCTGTTGCGCAAGCCCCTGTTTCCATGGTTAAGTCGCGTTAAAACAACGGGAATTACCCGGTAATTTGAGTGTTTTTTGGTTACTTTTATGCCGGGGAAAGCCCAGCAGAATCGGCCACCAGAGTAAGCAACGGCATCGAGAAGGTGTGACATATCGAGAGCGTTTCTGTATCGGGAAAGAATTGATGTCGGAAGTGTTAGGGCGCACGGAAAAGAGTGGCTTCGGGGCACTCAGCCTTGACGGCCTCAAACGCCTCCGCGCGGCTCCGCGCTCGCACATAGACCTCAGTGGATAGGTCCGGCGTGAACGCGCACCACAGGGGGGCACCTCCACCGCCCCAGTAGGTCCCATCGGGGGCGTAGTCGCCATCCACAAACCGGACACGCTGGAGATACAGCGGGGACGGCTCGCCCAGGACGTTCCTACGGCCCAGCGGTGCCCCGTACCGACTACCGACCGGGCGCAAGAGCAGGATGTGGTTTATGTCGATGCGTGCCATGGTCATGCCCCCAGCTCGGCCAGCTCAAGGGGGAGCGAAAAGCCCACGGGGCCAGAGCGGCGCAGGCTCACGCGGAACCCCTCGGACGCCGGGAAGCGCCCAATGGTGGCCTCGACAGCGCTGCGGGTGACCCCCTCGGGGAACACCACGCGGGCGTATTTGGCGAACTTCTGGGCGGGACAAGCGCGGCGGGTGATGTTCAAGATCGGGCGGATTTCGTTTGTCATATTGATTCTCTGAAAGGAGTTTTCTGCGGCCACGTCAAGCGGCCCAAACGGCAGGCATGTACGGGCCTGCATGGGTCCCCTCTGCGGGCCAGCTATGGACCGGGGAGATAACACCGACGAACTCGGGGGCGGCTTCATCGCTGTCCAGCGCCGGGAAAGTGACGATTCCGGGGTGATTGGGGCCGTTGTAGTGGATGCACGGAATAGCCGGGTTGCCCAGCCGCTGATTTGCAACCGCAGCAGCCAACCGGCCGAACAAGTTCAAGCTGTGGGGCGCGTATTGCGCCGGCTCCCCGGTGATCTGTGCCGGAAAGACATCCCGCCAAGGTAAGCCGCCTTGGGCATTGGCCGGCTCGGACCAACGCACCCGGACCAGCTTTTGGGTGAACCTTGGCTGAACCTCTCGCCGCGCCGGCTTCGGCGGTTTTGGGTCGATCATGTAGGGTGTTGGCCCCAGCTCGCGCCCGCCCTCCGCGTAGTGCAGGACGGCCAGGGCGAACCCGTTGGATGCGGCCAGGGTGAACCCGCTACGGTAGACCCGCGAGCGCTCCACCCATACCCCCCGATAAGAGCTGCGGATGTCCTTGGGGACGGTGAACCGCGCCAAGGCTTTTAAATGTGCTGCGGGCACGTCGATGCTAGGCATGGATTTTTCTCCTTTGTACGGGCCAAAGCGGCCCCCAAAGGGCACCCCCCACGGCCACTCTAAGCGGCCCCTCCGGGTGCCCTTCAGGCGCAGTTCTGGCGCTCAGTGCGTGATGACCTGTCCCCGTGCGGCGCCTGGGACGCATGCCATAGCGACAGCCTCAAGGGCGCGGATGGTGGTTCCATGGCCGCAGCCCGACACCTCGAAAGGCAACAGCCAGCCAGCCGCACGCAGCGCCACAGCAATCGCCGCGCTGGGCTTGTGGTATCCGCAGCCGGTGACGTACCCCCAGCCGCTGGCGCCGCCCCCCTTAAGGCTTTCCGGGGCCGTCCACACGGATGCCCACAGGCGCCCGGCGCCATCGCCATGCCGCGATCCGTAAACGCGGGCGGTAACGGGGTTAGACAAGCCTCCTTCAGCATCGACCACGACAGCCGAATAGGCGTGCAGCAGCTCTTTTTCGGGGCTCATGTTCCGGGCGCGATGAGAGCCTAGGCTCGTGGGGTCAAAGGTGACTAGTTCCGCCATGGTCACTCCCCTGTATCGCCATCGGCGTGCTGGGCTTCGTTCACAGCCTCTGCCAGCTCGGGGCAGTCGTGAAAGAGGTCGTAGAGGTCACTCATCTTCAAATCTCCGTTGGTGCTTGATCGGTAGGGGCGAATCCCCCCAGAGAACCCGGCTCGGACCCTCTGGGGGGACCTCTCGGCAAACCCGAGATAGTCCCGATATCGAGAGGGTTAGGACGAACGAAGGCCCTCTAGGAAATGAGCCTCAAGTCCCTGGAGGTCTCCTCGGTGGGTGTCCGCGTGAGCCTGGACGACAGCAAACACCCAGCTTTTTTGATCCTGGACGAATCCGCCCTCGGTGCGCTCGTGGAACCAAACCTGCCCGAGAGTGTCAGCAACGAACAGGGCGTATTCGATTGAGTCTGTACCGAAAGTGCGAGCAAGTTCGGTGAGCTGCATACGGACAGCAGCCAGTTCCCCGGCGACTGTGAAGTCACCCGTAGAGGCGATATGGGCCATGTCATGCCAGTAGCGGAAAGCGTAATTGGCCTCCGCACTGCCATAGATGGTGGCGTCCGATCCGCCTGCCCAAACCGGGAAGGGAACCCGCTCACACTGCGAACGGCGTACAGCAGCCAGGACAGCTTCGTAGGTCTCCGGGGCATCACCAGCCGGCTCGTAGCTGAATCCAACATCACGGGCCAAACGGGCAGCTCTCTGGATCATCCAGCGGCCCAGCTCGGCGCCTGCTTTGTTCATCGTGTATTCGTTGACGGGGGTCTTAATCAAGGTTTTCTCCTGGGTGGTTACGGTCTGTGAATCAAACCGATGTCGAGAGTATCCCGATATCGAGAGTATTAAGTCAATCGGAATTAACTAATTGAATTTTCAATTCGATAGTTTCAAGCTAAACCTCTTGGGTGGCCCGGTGTAGTGCCTGGAGGTGGCCTAGAGGTGCAGTGCCTGGAGGTGGCCTGGAGGTGGCCTGGGGGTGCCTGGAGGTGGCCTGGAGGTGGCCTGGAGGTGGCTCGGTGCAGTGCCTGGGGTGGCTCGGTGCAGTGCCTGGAGGTGGCCTAGAGGTGGCATGGGGTTATAAAGAATTCTGTCTTTATAACTAAAAGGAATAACAACTACAGATAGCCAAAGATGCAGTGATATAGCTATTGGCTATTAACAACTGGTTCATCATATCAAATAGCTATAAAGAACCACACCCAGTGACTCTCAAGGCCCCGAATCCGCCCCCCTGTGGATGCCCCATCCGCTGCGGTCCCCTTAAGAATCAATAGGTTAGCTCGCTTGTGGCAGGTGTCACGGTGTCACAGGCGCCCGGAGGGGGTGCATGGAGGTTCTCCACCGGGGAGGTAGGGGGGGGGCTTCGAGGGGGCCATGGGGGGAAATTCGCGCCGCCCCTGTATCGAGGGTGTCCTCGGACTTTTGCGGCTAATTATTTGGGGGCTCCCCTCAGTCGCTTCGCTCTTGGGTAGACCATGATGGCTGTACCCCGCTAAGCACTCTATTGGTCCCTGGAGGCATCCCGCCAGGTCCCCGCTGGGTTCGCCTTTAGGTTCCCTTTAGGTAATCAATAGGGAGGTAGTTGAGGTAGGACTCTCTGGGAGCGAGCTGTTTTCAACTCCCCCCCTACCCCCCGTAGATTGAACCTCTAGAGGGCCTTTACGGGGTCCCAGAGATAGACAAGAGGTAGGAGCAGAGAGAACATAAACCCACATTCCACAGAGTCCATCTGGACTCCTGGTTGGCTTCACTAGTCCCCAAGCGGCAAAGTTGCCAAAGGCCGCCGTCCTACCCATGAGTAGGGACGCTCCCCAGACAAGGCCGATTCACACCGGGTTGTCCAATAAGGGTCGTTTTTATTAATCGTGAGGTTTCATGCGGGTTCCTTGCTATGAAAAAATAGGCCACCTGCGGAGCCCTGGAAGGGTGGTCCTGAGGTGGCCTGGGGGAGGAGACTGTCTCCACTGTGTACGCTGGCGTAGGGGGTGGTGGGAACGGGGTTCCTCGGGGGTGTTTTAGGGCCTCTAGCGGCTTCCGGCCGTTGGGTGGGGGGTAGTAACCCCTGAGCCCTTTTAACGGCCTGAGAGCCCCCTGTTCGTGCTGAAAGCGGATGCTGCGCGGCCACGTCGCTTGCCTTTGCCCAGGGCGTTCCGAATGAAGTCCTTCAAGGTCTCGTGGATGGCCCGGTCCTTGTGGGCCTCAGCGGCTTTCTCTTGGTCACGGCTCAGTGCCTCAGACCAGTAGCTCACAGCTTGGGCCAGGGCGTCTATGCGGTCGTCAAAGCCCAGCGAGCCACGGTCCCGTGTGATCCGGGTCAGTTGGTAGAACAGGCTCTTGCGCGGCTCGTCGCGGGTGCAGGCATAGTCCTGCTCAATGACCCTTGCGTCCACCACTAGACGGTGGCCCCCGAGTACCGGCTCAAGTGTGCTGATGATCCGCAGCTCTTTCTGGCCGTGGGAGCGCTTGGTTTCCACGGTGCACGGATAGCCAGCGGCCTTGAGCGCTTTGCGCAACAGCTCGGCAAAGGTGTTCCCCTGCGCATTGGATTCCACCCGGATCAGATTGACACCTTGGCTCTTAGCGGCCTGGGCGATCTTGCCCATGCTGGCATCACTCGGTCCCATCACGGAGTCGGAGAGGGTCAGGAACAAGTTCCCGTGGAGCTGCTTGACCACGACAAAGGCGGTCTCATCGTGGGTGCCATCTGCGTTGTCGATGGTCATGACAGCCCCGGCGTACTCAGTCAGCTCAGGGGCGTACCACATGGGGCGGTTGTACCTGTCCCCTGTGAGGCCGACAGCAGGCAGCTCGGCCAGGGCCTGTTCGGAGGCACCCGCCCAGGCGATCTTGATTGGCGCCATCGTCGGTGGCAGGCTCATCGTGATGAGGTCGGCGAGTTTCAACGGGTGCTTGTCCAGGTCGGCCAGCGTGGTGTCCAGCATGAACTGGAGCGCGAAGCCGGCTTTGCCGTAGGACACCCGGCGTTCCATGAGGTCATCGTCGGAGAACCGCTTGGGGTCAGTCGTCGTGCCTTGGAGCGATAGGTCTTTCTCCAATCGCCGAGTGATGAACGGGGCCAGGGTGCCCTTGTAGCCGTCGATCTGCTTCAGCGTGGGGTACAGCGCGGGCCACACACGGACTTGGTAGCCGCGTTCGGGCAACTCGATGTAGAGGCTGGCCTCGCACTGGGGGGTTCCCAGATAGATGACCCGGCCACCCGGCTTCAGGATGGCGTCGAATTCCTTCACACGCTCAGCGAGCTGGTCCCGCTGGGTCTGCGTCATGGAGTTGTTGGGGACCTCCACGTCATCGGGGATGATTACGTCGGCACGGGACCCGGTTAGTTGGCCGGTCACGCCGACTGATTTGACGGAGGGGGAGTGGTCTGCGCGGGACGGCCCCACGTCAAAGGCGATCATGGAGTCGCGCTGGCCGCGTTTCGGTTGCAGGTGTTGCACCAGCGGCATCTCCGCGATGATCCGCTTGACGAAGCTGGAGAATTGGTCGGCCCGGTCTTTCGAGGCGGACACCACCAGGATTTTTTGCTGCGGGTCGTTCCACAGCAGCCAGACCACAAAGCCAGCAGTTAGCCAAGACTTACCGACGCCACGGAAGGCTTCGATAACGCACCGACGCGGGCCGGTCTGGAGGTAACGGGCGATGTCGTACTGGACATCAGTGGGGGCGGGTAGGTTCAGGTGCTTCCACAGCAGGAAAACGAATTTCCTGAAGTCCTGCCGTGCTGGGTGCATTGCGTCAGCCAGACGGTTCAGGGGTGGGAGCGTCCCTGGAGGCTTTAACTTCATGGGCTCCTCGGGAAAAGAAAAAGCCCCCGCAGGGGCTACCTACGGGGGCTCGTTGACTGCCCGGTCTTAGATCAGAGCAGGGGGAATAGAGGTGACGATCAGTTCGGCAAGCCGAGTGCGTCCTGTTCGTCGTCATCAAACACGGGCATGGCCGCGAGGTCACCCAGAGGGGAGCCCGGAACGGGTGCCGCTTCGATCTTGTTGTCCTTCAGGTACTGACGTGCCACGTTGAGTAGGGCGGCGATGGGTCGGCCGTTCTCGTCACGAGCAGAGAGCGCCTGACGAAGCTCCCGTGCCAGCGCACTATGCAGCTCCTCCAGCTCAGGGATGGCTGCGGTTTTCGGTTTGTCTTCGGTCATAGAAATAGTTTCGTGAGGATGTCGTTGAGCCCTCCAGGTCCCTGCGTAAGCACAAGGGACGCCACAGCGGCGCCCACGGCGATCCACTTGATGGCTTGGAGGTTCTTTTCGATGCCTTGAAGGGCACCGCGTAGAGCTGCGTGCTCCTTTACGTACTCATTGCGGAGGGCCGTCTGCCCCCGCTCGGTTTCGTCCATGCGGTACTCCAGGATCGACACGCGGGCTTCCACGTCCCAGGACCCGTGGGGGAGCCCAGGGAGGGTCTGTTGCTGGGTCATGGGATGTAGGTGAGCGTCACGATAAGGACACGCCCAGCGACCAATGTCCCCAGCTCATCGCTCGCGGCGACGACGGTCGTACCCTCGTGGTAGACGTAGTAGAGGTGCTTGCTGGCACCCAAAGCCATACTCGGGGGGACACGGAGGTTGCCGTCCTGGATGCAGATCGCCGAGAGACGGATAACGCGGTCCGCGCCGATCCCAGTCTCCACGGTGACCGGCCAGCCCGGTGTTGTAGGCAGTGTCGCGGTGATGGTCTTGGTCGTGGTGTACGGCTCCCCATCGCCGTGGGCGACATAGCCAGCAAACTCCTGCTTTCCTGTCCACGAGTTGTCCCGGCCCAGGAGAAGATTGAACACGCTGCGCAGCGAGGTCTTTACGGTCGAAGCGAACTTACGGAGGACAGTGAAGTCATCCTCCAGCAGCTCCCCGGAGCCGGCCACAGGCAAGCCGCTCAGGTCCTTCGGGAGCGCGTTCTGGACAGCGTATTGGGCGTCACTGGCAGACCGTGCCGCATCGTTGCGGTAACCCATGGCGGCGTCCGAGTAGGACTGCGCAGCCGCTTCGCTAGCGGCCGACGAGACCGCATCCGCTTGTGCCTGAGAGGCGGCAGCGGTAGCCACCCCAGCACTGGTGCTGGCCTCGGCGGCACCGGCCGACAACTGCGCCACGGCAGAGTCAAGCTGACCCCGGTTTACGGCATCGCCCGCGTCTCGACCGGCAGCTACTTGAACCAAGCGGAGGCCACGGGCATCCAGCACACCGGCTGTTGTTTCCATCAGCGCCGCTTCAGCAGCGTCCTTGGCCTCTTGGGAGATGTATGCCGAGTACCGGGACACGAGGTCCAGGTCACGGGCGGTGAGCGTTGACACATCCTCAAAGGCGACTGGGGTGTACCCGAGTGGTGTCTCCCGGCGAACCGTCAGGACACCGCCAACCGGCAAGGGCACGGTCGGGTCAATCGAGCTGGTTTCTTGGAGGAGGTTGTAGTTGAAGAACCCCGCGCCATTCAGGTACACCTTAACGTGATCCGGCTCCAGGAACGGAAACGGAATTGCGTAGGTCACCCCTGTTGGCTTGGAGATGGTGTATTTCACACTGGTAGATGCCATGTGTTTTTCCTTCGGAAATAGAAAACCCCCTCTGGGAGAACCCGAGAGGGGGCCGGTAGGTGATCGGAGAGGAGGCTTATTCAGCTTCTTTCTCGTCGTATGGGTAGTCAGCGGCGACTGTGTTGATGAGGGATGAAATAGGCACGACGTTGTTCAGCGGCAGTAGGCGACCCCACGAGCGAACATCCTGCGATGTCGTCTGGAGGTCGTCACTGAAACCGTTGCGGACAACTTTGCCCAGCGATAGGACGCTCTGCACGGCTTGGATCGTCGGGTTGGAGGCCAAGCTGGATACGTCCGACGTGGTACGCATGCCCGAGAACACAGCGCCTGTGAGCATGCCCGGCCCGATGTCGTAGAGCTGCGGTAAAAGCGAGAGCTGAGCCACGCGGCCAATCGAGTTGGCTACGAGCTGCTTGGTTGCCAGCCTCTTGTCCAGGAACCGTTCCCGATCCTCCTCGCTCCTGCCCATAGCCGACAGTTGCGTGCGGGCCGTGTACGTCAGGCTGGAGAGGAGGCCACCCCACAGCATCGTGGATGCCGTTGCGAAGTCGCGGTGGTGCATCGCATACAGCATGGACTTGTTCCACGCTTGCATCACGAAGTTCATGAACTGGAACATCGTCTGCCCCACGGAGGTTCCCATAACGGTCACCATTGAGGCCAGATCGTTCTCTTGCACAACTCGCCGAGATTCCCGGTGGATCAGGTGCATCATCTTCGCGTTCAGCTCCGGCTCGTCCTTGGCGAACCGCTTGAAGTCGAAGTTCACCTTCTTGCCGTACTCCCCCCGACCTCCAGGCGCGGAGTATTTGCGGATGGCTGCCTTCATGGCTGCGAATTCGCTGGAGTCGAGCCCCATCATGGCGAGCCGGTTCGGGGTGAACACACGGGCCTCACCGCCTTCCACCGCAAGGTTCACGAGGTGGTTGGTAAGGGCCACGGCATGGAGTCTCTTTTGCTGCACCATCACGGCCGTCATGCCGCTGTAGTCCAGGACCCCGCTAGCGAACTTCTTCAGGCCCGTGTCCAGTGTGTCCAGGGCGCGGTTCGTTCGGGTGTCCCCCAGGTTCTCCACCCAGTCGTGCCGGGGGGAGAGCTGCATCCGCGCCACGTATTCAGAACCGACTCCACCGATGGTGTTCTCCAGGTGATCCAGCCATTCGTTCGGGGCTTTCCCGGTACGGGCGTCCCGCATGAGGCGGCGCAACTCAGGAACCGCTTGAAGCGTGGCCTTCCAACCAAGGGAGCCAACGAGCTGGGACATCTCCTGGACCTGGTTGAACATGGCCCCGCCCATCAAGCGGATGACGTTGAAGGAGCGCCACATCTCCAGACCTTTACGCCACCCCGCGAACTCCTCCTGGGGCAACCCCTGGATTCGGTCGAAGGAGAACTGAAGGTCCTTGCGGGCCTGCTCCACCACTGCCTGAGGCACGGTGGTTCCCAGCTCTTGCTTCGTCGCGGTGTCGATCAGGCGCCCGATATCGGCCTGCTTGTAGACATCCAGATGGTCAGCCAGAGAGATAGACGAGGCCGTCCGCTGGAAGTAGCTGTCGAGCACATCGAAAGCGTTGGTGTGAATGAAGTCATTCAGGGTCAACGTGCCCCGGTTCCCGGCCGAGTCAATCAGCGTTTCGCTGTGGTCCTCGGCAATGGAGCTGCGGTGGCGCAGGCTGGCTGCTGTGCGGCCCTTGTCCTTCTCAGGGCCTAGGAACATGCCCCGGATCAAGTCCCAAGCGTCGTCCTCAGAGAACCCACCGTTGCGCACCAGGACATCGTGCAGGGCCTTCTCATCAGCACCCGTCATCATGTCCTCCAGATGCGACTCCGTGCGGTTTAGGTGGGCATCCTGAACCGCGTCCATGTACCACTTGGCGAAGCGGCGGTGAAACTCCGGTTGCATGTGGCCGTGCGTTTTTGCGAAGGCGTTGGTCCACCAGTCCTCTACCGCACTCACCCCCCACTTCTGGATGGCAGCGTTCCACTTCATGATGTCGTGTTTGCGGGGGAGGTAGTTACGGTTCTTTTGCAGCTCGCCAACCCACATCGTGTTGCCCAGGTCGTCGGTCACCTCCTGCGTTGTCAGGCCACGCTTGCTCCCGCCACGGCGCATCGCGGGGTTGTTGATTTCATCCACCACCGTTTCCAGGATGTCCTGGGCGTGGCGTCCGGCCGCAATCACCTCGGGGCCGTACTGACCTGGGATGCCTCGGATGTAGTTGTTCACCTGCTCACCGAAGTGCTCGAATGCCACCCCTTTCTGATGCCAGGGGAAGTCCTTCTGGCTCTTGAACCACTCGTGGAACTTGGTGTATCCGACCTTGCGCATATCCGCCTGCCAGCCACCGCTGCGGGCAACGCTGTCATCCCAGACGTTGGCCCTGACTACAGCGTGATCCTTGTACCCAACCGTAGTGCCAAACAGCTTTCCAGCGAGGTTGCGAATCTTCGGGGGAATCTTCTCGGAGCCCAGGCGGTGCTCCAGGCCCAACCCCCAGCCAAACACAGGGGATAGGTCAGCATTCGCAGCCGCTGTTGCCTCCTCGTCGGAAACGAACTTGTTCGCCGGTTGAAGGGTTGGCCGGGGGTTCTTCCGGGTGTCGAATCCCTTCTTGGACATCATTGCGTCCGTCAAGTCGATCAGGCGGGCCAGTGCATGGGTGTCCTTCTTGGCGATCCCCAGTAGCTTGGAGAGACCAGACGTGAAACGAGTCCACAGCGTCGTCTTGGACCCTGGCACCTTGACGCTTCGTAGCCAGTCCTGGAAGCGCCGGTCGGTAAGGCCGTAGGAGATGAACTCCTTGGCGTTGCTGAGGTAGTTGCCCGCGTTCTTCGGGATATCCGACCGGGTTCTGGAGTGCTTCTTCACGAAGCCGTACAGGTCATTCAGCTCGCGGTAGGCTTGCTTGGTGTCGGACGACATCCTGGAAGTCCCCCAGCCCTTCATCGTGCGCTCAAAGCGGTGGACCGTGGCGCCGTGAACCATCTCGTGGATAAATATGTCCTCGGTCAGGCCGTGTGCTGAGCCCCAGCCGCGCCCACGCAGGGCTAACTGCAAGTCAACCCCGTCCGCCGTGTAGGTGCTCCGCATCAAGCCCAGAGCGCCCCCCAGTTTGGTGGACATATCGGGGGCCAGCCGGTTCTTCGGGTTGGACGATGGCCGTAGGTTGCCCGCCCTCTTGGGGTCGAGAACGGAGAACTTCAGGCGCCGCATGTCGATAGCCTCCAGGGACTTCTTCAGGACCCGCACGAGGTCATCGTTCTGTGAGAACCGGATGACGTACTTCGCCATGGCCCCCGGATCGTCCAGGGCGGGCAACTCCAAAACCTTGCCCGTGCCGGTGGCCTCCGTGTAGCGCGGCGTGTCCCACTCAGCCTCCCAAGGGTCTTGCCTCGGGGCAGCATCAGGGGCCTTGTCAGGCGCCGCATCTGGGCCGGTGGGGGCTTCTTTGGCTACCCGTGGGGGTTGGGGAGGGTCACCCCCCGCAAGCCCTTCAGGCCCCTTCAGGGAGCCCGGCTGGGGTGTCCCATCGGGGGCGTGCTCAGGGACGGGTTCCGGGGTCTTTTCCAGCGGCTTCTCAGGGGTGATGCGAGGCGGGGCCGGCTCCAGGCCACCTTCTATCGCCTCTCGCTCCATGGCGTCCCTGGCCTGTTTGCCTAGGTGACCGTCCAGGTCTCTGAGTTCCTTCGCCAGCGCTGGGGCACGCACTTTGGCTAACGAGCCTGCTACGCCCCCCACAGCAGCGCCGAACAGGGCGGACATCCACAGGTCGTCTGGGGTAGCTGTGGGGCGGTATTGATCGCCCACGGCGTCGATGGCAACGTTCGTAGCTGCGCCCCACGCTCCCGAACGAACGAGGTTGGCGAGGCGGCTGGTCTTGGTGAGCAGGCCCGCACCGCCCATACCCGGCAAGGCGCCAATCAAAGTCGGGATGTCGGGTAGGCCACCCACGATCCCGCCAGTCAGCGCCAGGGGCAGGCCCATCTCACCCAGCTTCTGCTCCTGGGCCATCGTCTCGGCCAGCCGTGCTGAGCGCATCTCCAGACCCTTGACCGTGCCGGCTTCGCTGAGGTAACCCCAGTGCCGCTCGGGGAACTGATTCAGGGTGTCCTTGGCGAGCGCTGAGTTCCAATCAAGGGGCTCCCCGACATCTTCAACGGCCCGGTCTTTGAACCAGTTCCAAGCTGTGTTCTGCGTCTCGAAACCCAGACGAGCGGCGCCAAGCACATTGCCAGCGAAGCCAGAGACCCCACCGAACTCATCTTCGCGCTGGCGTTGTTGGAAGGCGAGCTGGGTATTGGAGGGGCCTTGGGTGGAGGGGACGGTTTCAAGCTCCGTGAACTGGCGCCCGAGAGCCGGCTTTGGGGCTACTTCGGCGGGAGCTGCCGGGGCACCTGCGCGACCTCCGTTGAACTTGGACAGGTAGTCCGAGGTTTCCGCCCACGGCTTGCCACCACGTAGCGCCGCGACAGCCTTGTGGCCTCCGTTGTAGTAGGCCAGGGCCTCGTCCATATTCCCGTCGTGGCGTCCCAGCAGGTCCTTCATGAACCGGCCAGCAGCGTCGGCGGATTGGGTGAGGTCGTCAGGGTTGGTCAGCCCGTACTGTTTGGCCGTTGCCGGCATAAATTGGAACCAGCCTTGGGCACCTGTGTGGCTCCGCTGTCCGGGGCGGTAGCTGGACTCAATGCCTGCGATCTTGAACAAGGTGTCCTTGGGCAGGCCGTATTTTTTCTCTGAATCGAGAGTGATTCGACGGATTTGGTCCCTCGTGTAATTCGACACGGGTGCTCCTCCTTTTGAATAGCCGGCTACCCGAAGGTGGCCGTGGTTTAGAAAAAGAAAAACCGCCCGAAGGCGGCTTGAGGGGGAAGCCGGAATGGCTTACTTGGTAGGGCGGCGGCGGGGCGGATACAGCCGCTCCAACTCGTCCAGGTTCTTGGCTTCGTTGCCGTCCGCCACAGCGCGGCGATAGGCGTCCAGGGACAGGATGCGGCTGTGGAATCCCGGCTGGCCGTAGCGAAGCTGGTAACTCTTGGCCATCTCCAGTTCACGCGCGGCTCTCCAGGCCCCGTAGGAGTCCTGTTCGGCCTGACCGCTCAGGCGTTTCTCACCAGCCACAGCGGCGGAATTGATCCGTTGCTCTCGCTCGGTGAAAGTGCGCCGCTCGATGTCTGCGGCTCGGTAAGTGAGCTGGTGCCAGCCATCTCCCGTGAGCGGGACACCGGCCGCGAAAGCCCGGTAAGCGTTGTCCGCAGGGGACCACACGAGGTTCACTTCGCTGGCCTTGATGCCGGGGTGCTTGAGAGCTTCCGGCTTGACCACATCGTCAATGAACTTCTCGAACCAGTATTCGGGAGCCTCCCCCGGTGGGGCCTTGGGCAGCTCCGTCCGCATGTAGACAAAGCCGTTGACTTTGACGCTCACGGCCGGGCTCGCTAGGTACTCACCAGCGCTCTTGCGGGCGGACTCCAGGTCCGGGTACATGCCGGATCGGACCATTAGCTCGGTAATCCGGCCCAGCCGACTGGCGACTTGGACGGAGTTCCCGGTGGTGTTGGTCCCGAACATTCTCTGCACCCAGCCCCACTTGTAGAAGGGCTCGGCCAGCATCTTGGCGGTGTCCGCCTGCACTTGCTTGACAAGGCCCCGCGTGTGGTCGCTCAGGATGTCGTTTCGGTCCACGTTCGCGGCCATAGCTGCGGCAGTGTTGGGTGGCATCCCGCCAGACATCAAGATGCTGACGTTCTCGTACTGCTCATACGACTTTTCGCCCAGCATGTTCTTGAGGTAGCGGGGCTGTTGCCGGTTGACCTGCTCGAACAGCTTAATGGAGTCCATCGCGGCGCTGTTCAACTCACCCACTGGTTTGCCGGGGGTGGCCCCAGCAAGGGACGAGAAGTTCATCAGGCCAGCCGAGAACTGCGCCTTCCAGTCGGGGTTCTCCAGGTCATTGGAAGCCCACACAGCCGAGGCTTTATCCGGGGTCATCCCTGCGGTCATGCTTGCCACCTCCTGGGCAGCGAAGCGGTCCACGTCGAAGTCTTTCAGGCCACCCGTGGCGGTCAGCACCTGGGGCCGTTCGGCGCCCCGGAGGGTCCACAACTGGCCTGACGACACAGCGGCCCGGACGGCTTGCTCGGCACCCCAGACGGACCCGTCAATGGCGCCTTGCTTGGTGACCCTCTGCCGTACCTCCTCCTGCCGGGCTTGGGCTGCTCGGTTGGCGTGCAACAGACTCATGTACTGCGGTGTGGTCAGGTACTTCTCGTTGACGTTGGCGAAGGTGTCCAGCTTCTCGACGCTGAGGCGACCCTCGTCTGCGTCACGGTAGAAGTCCCGGAGCTGCACGTCGATATCTTGGCGCAGCGATTGGTCCCTCTTGTTCGTTGCTTGAGCCAGCAG